GCCTTAAACGCCGCAGCAGGCGCAGGAGTTGATGTAGATACTGCCGTTACAGATTTAGCACAGGCTTACGTTGGCAACCTTAGAGGACTTAGAAAATACAATATAGGGCTAACCCAGGCTGAACTTGCCACAATGTCTTTTCAACAAATTCAAGAAAAATTGAACCAAACTTTTACCGGACAAGCAGCTTTAGCAGCTGAGACTTACGCTGGGAAGATAGATGCTTTAACTATTGCATCTGGCAACGCAAAAGAAATTATTGGCAGAGGCTTAACTGACGCTATTACTTCAGCATTTGGCGGCGGCAGTATTGACCGCGCTACAACTAACATAGAAAAAATGGCGCAAGCAGTAGCGGATATTATTGCTGGACTTGGCACTATGGCTGGTTTTATTGGCAAAATTGTTAGATTTACAGACAAATTTACTGTTGGTAATTTTATACAAAACAAGCAATCCTCAGCACCTTATGATCCTATGTCAGCAGTAAACCCAGGTTTAACTCCTGAGTTTATGAAACTCCTTAAGGATCGCAAAAAGGCTGATGACGCAGCTGCTAAACGTGATAAAGAACGCGCAGCCCTAACCTTAAAAGAAACCAAGTTACTTAAAGAACAAACAGCCCTAGCAAAGGCTAAAGCGGTTCTTGACAAGTCCAATGCAGTATTTAACATGGATTTGATTCAAAACACCGCTGCCCTTCAAGGCAGGATAACTGAAGAAGAAAGCCTAAGACTTAGACTGCAACGCGAAATTCTTTTAGGCAATTCTGATGCCGCAGCTAAGTTGGCGCAGGAATTGCTTTCGGTTCAAATAGCGGCAATGATGGCTGCAAGTGTTGATCCGTTTGGTAACTATGCTAAATCGGCAATGGAGGCCATGAAGGCATTACAACAACTTCGCGGTGGCCTAGCAACTTTAGGCGCACCACAGGTAATTAGCGGTGCAGAACTTCTAGCCCAAGACTATGCAGATGCTTTAGCAGATGCCAACGATCCACAATTCAACTTTACTCCTGATGGATTAGCAGGCGGTTATGTGGATGATATTTTTAGGAGAAATCCAAGCACAGGCGCACCAATGAATGTGGTTGTTTCTATTGACCCTACCGCAGCGCAATATGGCATATCCGCAGCAGTTGTAAACAATGCAGCAAACGGCAACTCAAATGATTTCCGTAGGACTGGCACAGGCTTCTAGTGTCTTATCCGGTAACTGTCGGTGTCAGTTTTGACTTTAGTTCCGGCCCTGTCTTTGGTATTGCCTTTACTATTGGCGATCCCGATAACGGTATTCTAGGAGTAAACGTCTTAGCCGATGTTGCTTCCGATGTTGTGGACATATCAGACCAAGTAGGCAAGATAAGTATCAGACGCGGTTACAACCTACTGCAAGACCAGTTTCAGGCTGGCACAGCAACAATCAGAGTTTATGATCCAACAGGCGCGTGGAACCCACAAAACCCTGCATCTCCTTATTACGGCAAGTTGATTCCTTTACGCAAGATGCGTGTAACTGGTGATGGCATATATTTATTTTCAGGCTACACAACTGGATATAACTACACTTACCCTAAAGACCAAGATATTGGCTTTGTAGATATTGAGTGCAGCGATGCTTTCCGCTTGTTTAACATGGCCAACATAACCACAGTTACAGGCAGTTCAGCAGGGCAGACAACAGGCGCACGTATAGATGACATTCTTGACACAGTATCTTGGCCTGCCTCAATGCGAGACATAAATACCGGAGACTCAACAGTTCAGGCAGACCCAGGCACAGCCCGCACGTCTCTTAATGCTTTGAAAAACGTAGAATTCAGTGAACAGGGGGCTGTATATGTTTCGCCTGGTGGCAATCTAGTATTCGATGAGCGCAGTTTTATCATCTCTAAGTCTGGCCAAAACCCTACAACTTTTGCCAATGATGGCTCAGGCATAGGTTACAAGAACATAGTCTTTGCCTTTGATGACAAATTGATTATTAACCAGGCATCTATAACACGCACAGGCGGTACAGCACAGACTGCTAGCAATGCCGAATCTATTGCAAAGTATTTCCCACACTCAGTTAACTACTCCGATTTAGTAGTTCAGACAGATGAGGAAGCCTTAAACATAGCCAGAACTTATGTAGCGACACGCGCAGAAACAACTATCCGTATTGACGCTTTGACTCTCGATCTAAACACTCCTTCCTACACAGCAGGCATTAACTCTTCCCTGAACCTAGATTTCTTCGACACGCTTGCCATAACCAACGTGGCGCAAGATGGCACTACTATCCAAAAGACTTTGCAATGTATGGGGATTCAGCACGAAATAACACCAAATAGTTTTTTGACCACAGTAACCACGAGCGAACCTATCGTAGATGGATTCCTGATTGGTAGCAGTTTATACGGTATAATCGGCACGTCAGTAATGACATATTAAGGGGTAATAAATGGCAACAGGATTTCCAGCAGCAACCGGAGACGTTCTTTCAGCTGCAATGTTTAACGGGCTTGTAACTTTTACAGTCGATGCAGACGCAACTGCTGATTATACAGCTGTTCTTAATGACGCATATCAGACCTTAGTTCCAATGAACAAGGCCACAGCCATAGCGTTTAAGATACCTACTAACGCTTCCGTAGCCTTTCCGGTTGGCACAGTCATCACAGTATTAAATAAAGGTGTTGGTGTCTGCACAATCAGTGCAGTAACTTCCGGCACAACGACAGTTCTCTCAGCTGGCGCAGTAGCCGCTTCTCCTACCCTTGCACAATACAAAACTGCTGCTTGCATTAAGACTGCAACAGATACTTGGTATGTTGTTGGTGCTATCGCATAATGATAGGTAATGCAGTAGCAGGATTATTTGGCATACCCGCGCCAGGCACTTTTGCTTTAGACTTTTTAGTTGTAGCTGGTGGCGGTGGTGCAGGTGGAGTTGCCGGTGATGCTTCTTCCGGCGGTGGTGCAGGTGGCTTACGTTCCTCTGTCTCTCCAACCGGCGGTGGTGGATCAGCAGAATCTCAAATTACAATAACTCCATCCACATCTTATTCAGTAACAGTTGGTGCAGGACAACCTGGTGGGGTTGGTAATGCCAATGGAACCTCAGGTTCAAATTCTGTTTTCTCAACTATAACTTCTACTGGCGGTGGCTTTGGTAGTTTTTCAGGTGGTGCAGGTGGTAACGGCGGTTCTGGCGGTGGTAGTAGCGGAACTGGAACAGCGAATCAAGGATTTGCAGCAGGTTCAGGATACGGTGGTGGCGGTGGTGCAGGTGCAGTTGGTTTAAGCACTGCGTTTAATGGCACAAATAAAGGTGGCGCAGGTGTTAATAATTCTATAACTGGGAGTTCTGTCGGTTATGCAGGTGGTGGAAACCCTGGTGGTGGCCGCGGTAATACTGCATACGGTGGTGGTGAAGGCGATTATGGAGTAAATGCAAACAACGCAACAAGCGGAACTGCCAATACGGGCGGCGGTGGTGGTGGTCGTTGGTCTGATCCTGCTTCGAGAGATGGCGGTTCTGGTGGTTCGGGTATTGTTGTTCTTAAATATCCTGATACTTACACAATCACTATTGGTGGTGGCTTGACAGGTTCAACTGTTCCAAGTGGTGCTTATAAAATAACAAGCATAACTGCTGGCACAGGAAATGTGAGTTGGGCATAATGGCACATTACGCATTTATAACAGATGGCATAGTTACCGAAGTTATTACCGGTATTGACGAAACTGAACTTATTGAAGGTTTAGATACCGAAACTTGGTATGGAAACTATCGCGGACAAGTCTGCAAGCGCACCAGTTATAACTCAAAGATTCGTGGCACTTATGCTGGAATAGGTTTTACCTATAACGAGGCAGAGGATATTTTTATTACACCACAACCTTATCCATCTTGGACTAGGGAAGGTTCATTCTGGAATCCACCTATCCCACGGCCTGTTGATGAGAATGTTTATACTTGGAATGAAGCAACATTAAGTTGGGATGTGCTAGATGAAGCCGCGCCTAAGTAAAAGCCTGATTCAGCTGCGTGAGCAAGTCGATGACACATATCCGAACCGCGACCGTCGAACTGACGGCACTATCGGGGACGCTAAGCATGACAGTAAATCAGATCATACGCCTGATGCTGCTGGCTGGGTTCGTGCCCTTGATATTGACGCAGACCTCACAGACCACAAATCTGAAAGTATCTACCTGGCAGATCAACTTCGTGCATTTGCGAAGTCTGACCCTGCTAAACGAATTTCTTATGTCATCCACAATAAGAAGATTGCTAGCAGAATCCTTAATTGGAAATGGCGTGCATACAAAAAAATTAACCCACACACCAGCCATATCCATATCTCATTCAATAAGGGCAAGGCTGACTATAATGAAACTTTTTTTGAAATACCTATGCTAGGGGGAACAAAATGAAACATCCACTATTCTTAATGTCTGGTGCGTTCTTGGCTGCTTGGGCAGCAAGTAACTTTGCACTTGATTACCGCGCAGTCCTATGGGCTGTTCTTGCAGGTGTCTTTGGATATGCGACTCCTAAAAAATGACAATCTCTAGCGCGAACTACACAATAACAACTACAGCTTCTATTGTAGTTCCAATAGATAATGCAGCTGAGGAAGTTCACTTTCACTCATCATCAGGCACGTTGTATCTTGGCGGTGCTGATTTAACTGTTGCCAACGGTTACCGGATGGACAACGGCGATAAGGTTGTAATTCAGAATCACGGCAATGCAATTTATGCAATTACGTCATCAGGCACAGCAAACCTCTCAACTTTAATTATTCAAAAATGACACAGACAGATTTCTTTAGCCTCTACATTGCCACGATTGCAGTCATAGGTGGCTTGTCAGGCTATGTAATTACACACTTGCTTGGCGAAATTAAACGCCTTAATTCGCGTGTTGATGAGATTTATAACATACTCCTAGAGCGATAATTTAACTATGGCACGCAGAAAAGTTATAGACGTAACTGATTACTCAGCTCTTGACCAATACTGTATCGGCTTGAATGAGTATTACAAGTCATTACGTCGCAGCGGTTTTAGCGTAGATCATGCGCTTTATTTAATAACTGCGCCACAGACTTATCCTGCAACTATCTTGCCCACGCCCAATTGGTTGCCAGATCAACCTGGCTACTACGAGGATGACGAGGACTAACCTTGAAAATCGTAGTGATAAGTGACTTACAAGTTCCCTTTCACCACCCAAAAGCAGTGCAAAATGTGGCCACATTTATCCGCAAGTTCAAACCTGATGAGGTTCTTTGCGTTGGCGATGAAATGGACTTTCAAACCATTAGCCGATGGAGTTCAGGCTTTGACGAACACTCCAAGACAATCGGCAAAGACAGAGACCTGTGCGTCGATGTCATGTATGACTTGCAGATTACACAACTCAGCCGAAGCAACCACGGCGCAAGGTTATTTAACGCCCTTTCTACTCGACTGCCTGGACTCATAGGCGCACCAGAGTTAGAAATTGAGAACTTTCTACGCCTTCCAGACTTAGGCATTACCTATCACAAGCAGCCTTACCAGATTCCTGGCACTAATTGGATTATGGTGCATGGCGATGAGCAGAGCATAAAGCCACAAGGGGGCATAACCGCTCTAGAAGCCGCTAAGAGGCATGGAAAGAGCGTAGTTTGTGGACATACACATAGGCAAGGAATATCCTCTTATACGCAATCCTCAGGCGGTTTAGAGGTATCACGGCTAACAGGCTTTGAGGTAGGGCATATCATTGACACTAAGCAGGCTTACTACACCAAAGGCACATTTAACTGGCAGGCTGGATTTGGCGTTATGTATACAGATCGTAAGCGTGTTGTGCCTATTGCCGTTCCTATTGAGAAGGATGGTTCTTTCCAATTTGAGGGCAAAGTCTATGGCTGAGTCCTGTTGTGGCGAGGAATGGTTATGTTTTGAAGAAGATTTCGTTATCAAATTGTTATCAAAAAAAGCCACAATGAGGTTGAAATAGGCTCATAGATGCTTCACACTTAACTTAATCCACAAGATATGTGGACAAGTTAGGGGCTACAAATGTTTGATATGACGGCATTAAAAAGAAACGATTACTACTGC